ATCATGCTCGAACACACAACATGCGTGTGGTTGTTCGGCTATTACTCTCCAAAGTTTGAGGTGGCTAGCAGTGCATCCCATTTCATTGTTTACTGTAACCCAATGAAATCCTGTCTCTTCATCGAGATTGCAGGTTCCAGCATTTTCAACACCTTTCCATAATGTGTAGGGCAGCCCATACTGCTCGCATGACCTAGCACATTCATTTGCATACTCAATGGATTCAGGTCTATCGATATAGATGATATATGCATGACGAATCTTACCTGTCTCGCCAAAAGCTTTGTGGTTTGTTCTATCTAATTCCATGCTATCCCCACCTATGACCTTTTCACCTTTTATTTTGTGGCCTCTAACTATTATAGATCCCAAACTACTTACCCCGGTATCATATCGTATGATAATACAGCTCTAGAAGATAACTTTGGTATGCCAACACTATGTTTGATTGTACCATCAAATATTACAAGTCTATTTCTTTTTGGTTCCACCTCTGTTCGAAGTGTTCCATCAGGATTGTAGAATGCTGTAGTTCCATCTGCATCATTAATGTAATACAAAACAACCCAATGTTTACCTAGTAAGTTCACATGAGGCTTTTTGTGCTTTTCATCTATTGGCATTGGTACTTGCAAGTACATTCTACCATGTAACGGTTTAAAACCATCTAGCATCTTATTAGACAATAAGAACTTGGTAGATATATCATGCAGTGCCTTCTTTACTCTCATGCTAGGATTTTGCTCGTTATACTGCATTTGGTTTGTATATACCATAGAAGCAAAACTAATCATTCCTGGGCTTGTCTTGTCAATTTTGATCAGGAATGGTATTGAACCATTAACATCACAAGTTTGATTTGTTAAATTACCAGTACCAAAGACTATATTTGAAATCCTTTCAGCTATAGCCTCTGGTAGGTAATTATCAAAGACATTAATTTGCCCAGACATCTTCCCATGAGCCGCTCAAGGCACCCTTAGCATAATCTGTTGCTCTATTTTCGAAGAAGTTGGTATGGGTAGGAGCATTAATCATCTCCTCAACCCATAGTAATGGATTCTTCTTTACCTTAAAGATGCCCTTCATCCCAAGCGATATGAGACGGCGATCAGCGATGTACCGGATATATTTCTTGACGTCTTCCGAAGTAAGATTTTCCATCTCTCCCCCTTCGAACGCCAAATCAATAAATTGATCTTCGAGTTCCACCATCTTAGTTGCAATAGTATAAATTTCAGATTTGAGTTCATCATTCCACAACTCCCTATTCTCTTCGATATAGGTTCGGAACAACTTAATCATTGCTTCGGCATGTTGAGTCTCATCAACAATACTCCAAGTAATGATCTGGCCCATTCCCTTCATCTTGCCATGGCGCGGAAAATTTAGTAGCATAATAAACGAACTAAACAATTGCATACCTTCTGTGAAGGCAGAGAATGCAGCAATGTTCTGTGCAATTCTCTTCTTATCACTCTTTGTAAACTTTGCTAGATAGTCATGCTTATCCTTCATCGCTTGATATTCAAGGAACTGATTGTATGTATCTTCCGGCATGCCTAATGTCTCAATCAAATGAGAATAGGCAGCAACGTGCAATGCTTCACGAGCAGCAAAGCCAGCAAGCATCATTCTAATCTCTGGTTGGGGAAAGAATGGAAGGTAAGTCTTAATATAACCACCGGCAACATCAATATCGCCCTGCGTAAAGAATCTAAAGATTTGAGTTAGAAAGCTCTTCTCATTATCAGAAAGCTTCTGCTTCCAATCCTTTGTATCTTCAAGCATTGGCACTTCGGTGTGGAGCCAATGGCTCTGCTCATGCTTCAACCAAGCCTCGTAGGCCCATGGGTAGTTGAATGGCTTAAAGTAACTTCTTTCGTCTGTAAGAATTAGGCCTTGTTTTGTTGTCATTTTATTTCTCTTGTATGTAGGGCTGGGAGATGTATTTAGCTATTATTTCTCAATCCATCCAGTAACAATATACTTCTCACCACTCAGCGGTTGGTTGCCCCTGTGAGCGTGGGTGAAGTAGGCTGGCCAAATTAATAATTGACCTGCAATTGGTTTAAACCTCACCGTCTGGTAAAGGAACTCTGTTTCCCCACCCTCATCAACAGTATTCAGATAGAGCGAAAAGGCTAGCAAACGTCTGTGGGCTCTGCCACCTGTACCATGCTCGTGGTGCCAAACATGATAACCTTGACCAGGAATTGTTTTCTGAACCTTTGAATCTTGTATAGAAAGTTTCTTTTCTGCATCAGGAAATCCAGCTAGACCCGGATAGGCTCTACAGTATTCCTTCAGAGCCTGCTCCATTAATACCTTGCTGAATTCATTTGAGTGCATATACACTTCAGCAAGTTCGGGATGCTTATCTAACATGAACTGGGTAATGTGTGTACCATTAGCAGTTGTGGATAAGTCATCCTTATTGAATGGCGAAACATTCTCACTTGATTGTCTATTGACAACCATACCAGCCTTCTCAGCATTCTTAAAGAAGCGAATGTAATCATCACATTGCTTCTGTGTATAAGCATCATTGAAGACACCAATAAAGTCGTTTCTTATTTCAGATTTCATATCAGCCTTCACAGGCTAGGCATTCATTGCCTTCTGTTAGAGCCTTGATATCAATCTCCTGAATGATCTCTCGCTCAATCTTCCTGGCAACCTTATCAGCCTTGCCAATCTTTTCAGAACGACAATAGTAAAGAGTCTTTAGTTCGTGCTTCCATGCCATAAAGTGTACAGCATGAAGGTACTTGATATTAACATTTGGTCTAAAGAATAAATTAACTGACTGACCCTGATCAATGAATTGCTGGCGGTCAGCTGCATGCTCAATAATCCAACGCTGGTCAATTTCCATTGAGGTTTTAAATACATCTCTCTCATACTCCTCGAGGATATCTAAATGTTGAACGGAACCATCATTAGCAATAATTGAAGACCAGATATCTGCAAGATCTTCTTCCTTAACCTTTGTCTTTAGTAAATTATTCAGATACTTATTCTTATAGAAGTATGCACCTGATAGGGTGTCCTGTCTAAATCCATTGGCTCTATAGGGCTCAATTGAAGGGCTGGTATTACCCATAATGATGCTACTAGAAGCATTAGGAGCAACAGCCATAAGGTGACTAAAGCGTAGACCTGTGCCCGCGGCATCTGGTGCCTCTCCTCTTTCCTTTCCAAGCTGCTTGTTGGCTTCATTTAACTTCTCTCTAATATTTTTGAACATTCTCATGTTAGCTGACTTAGCCATTGCAGACTCAAATGCTAACATATTCTTTTGGAGATAGGCATGGAAGCCGAGCGCACCAACGCCAATAGATCTTTCACGAGTGGCAGAATATACAGCACGATGAACTGGCTTAGGTGCATTGTCGATGAAGTGTTGAAGGACATTATCCAACATCTCAGCAACATCACGTAGGAACCTCTTGTCATCCTTCCACTCATCGTAGTACTCTAGGTTAACAGAAGATAGACAGCAAACAGCAGTCCTCTTCTTATCTGTTGGTAGAATAATCTCAGAGCAAAGGTTAGATTGCTTGACCGACAAGCCCTTATCCTTTAGCCACTGCGGTAGATACTTATTAGATGTATCAACGAAGTGAAGGTATGGTTCACCAGTCATCATTCTTAGTTCGAGAATCTTCTGCCAAAGTTCTCTTGCCGAAACCTTCTCCTTTACTTCACCAGATGCTGGGTCAACAAGTTCCCATGTGTCATCAGCCTTAGGGTCTGTCATACACTTTTCAACAAGCTGCATAAACTTATCAGGAACATTGATACCATGATGAAGATTCATGCAACGAATATTCTGATCACCAGTTGGCTTTCTCATCTCTAAGAATGAAATGATGTCTGGATGGCTAATATCTAGATAGGCAGCATATGAGCCTCGGCGAGTTCTACCTTGACGATAAGCCAAGCAAGAAGCATCATAGATCTTTAGGTGGGGCATAATGCCAGTAGATTTCTCATCCGATGATCTAATACCTAGACCAATACCAACACCGCCACCAAGCATGGATAGCCAATTAGTTTCTGAAAGAGTGTCTACTAGACCTTGGGAAGAATCATCCATATAGTTGAGAAAACAAGAGATAGGCAATCCCTTAGTTGTTCTGCCATAAGAAAGAATAGGTGTAGAGTAAGAAAGCCAATGCTTAGAGGAGTAATCATATAGCCTCTGGGCATGCTTCTCATCTGTACCAAATGCTTTAGATACAAAAGCAAAACGGTGCTGGGGAGATGTCTCATCATCACGCATATAAGAATCTTTCATTCTCTTCATGCCGTGATCATCAAACAACTCGTCTCGTGATAGATCAATATTGATATCTAGATATTTCATTTCAGGCCTCGGGTGATTGTAGTTTAATAATAGAGCATTGTTTACCATCATCAGATATAACCCATGCTAAATTGTCACCCTCTTTCCAACCAACACTTTCCATAAGGTCTGGTGGAAACAAAATAACTAGTTCACCCGTTTCTTCATCTTCGACTACTTTTGTAGTCCATACCTTTGGTTCACTCGTTTCACTCATTGTACTTTCTTCCATTTTTGTAATTCTAATAAGGCTTCCATGCCCTTTTTGGCATTTCGGTATACTATACCAGAAATCTCCTCTTGGCTCAACCCATTTAACACCATATCATTAACATCTTTATGTTGAATGGTACCTGGCCAAAAAGTTACTCTGTATCCTTTATCTATCATCTTTTTCATACGCTTGACAGTATCCACATTACGTGGTTCATTATCAAAGCAGAAAATAAGTTTGCTATCCAATCCTAACTTCTCAACATCTCCATTGTCACCGCCAGCCATAGCAATAGCATTGGGCAAGAAGAGCGAATCAATAGGACCTTCTACAACAATTACATCTTGGTTGATATCAAGAGTATCTAG